GGAGGTAAAGGCAAAGGAAAAGGCGGCGGAGGTGGCGGAGGCGGTCAACCAAAAGGTGCTCAAGTTGACATGGGCAAGATTGCCGAAGGGGACAACCAATTGAAGAAATTCTTCGAAGACCTTTTTGGGCGAATTGGTGAGCTCTTAGCCAAATTCAAAGCTGGATTCGATGCCGCATTCCACTCTGAAGGTTTGGAACGCATGAAAGTGGCTCTCGAACGAATCGGAGCTACCCTCCAAGAAATTTTCACGGATCCACAAGTCGTTCAATCGTTCAACACGATGCTTGATAAGTGGGCTTATGCTTTGGGTCAATTTACTGGTGCGATTGCTTCGGTGGGAGTGGGGATTGGTGTATTCCTTACTGAATCCATTGCAAACGCATTGGACAACCACAAGGAGCAAATCAAACAAGCTCTTGTCAATACAATGGATGCGACAGGGGACATGATGAAAGCTGCTGGAAACATTGCTCAAGCTATCGGTGATTCGATTTACAAGGTATTAACGAGCGAAGGGGCTGTGAAGATAGGTGAAGCCATCGCAGGGGCATTCATTAGTCTATATGTTGATATCAAAGAAATCGGAGCGAAACTTGGTCGTGACTTGATGAAGGCTTTCGAGACGATTATCACGAAGAACGCTCCGAAACTTACAGAAGCATTCAATACAATGTTGAAGAACATCGCTCCAATCTTCAAGACGGTCGAAAAGGGTGTCGAAGATGTGGGCAAGATGTTCAAGAGTGTGTACGATAACAGTATCGGACCATTGATTCTCCAATGGGGCGATATGATATCGGGATTGGTTGGAACGATTATTGATGGATTCAACAATCATGTGAATCCTGTTCTTGAGAAAGTTGGGAAAGCATTTAGTGATGTATACGACCAATTCGTGAAGCCAATGATTGATTCATTAGGCAATGCCATCTCGAGCATTGTGGAAGCTATAAGCAGGATTTGGACAGCACTTGAACCACTATACAACTTACTTGCTAGTGCATTAGGTCCGATTCTTGGAGTTATTGCTGGATTGTTAGGTGGACTCTTGCTTGCTGCTATCGCTGGAATCTCACTCGCATTGAAAGGCTTATTCGATTTCTTAAGTTGGATTTTTGATATTCTTGGAAATGGTGTGACCGCAATCGCTGAATTTGCTGATAAGGCAATGACAGCAATCCCAGAAGGCTTCCAAGCTGCTTGGGATGGTATTGTGGCGATATTCAGTGGAATCGGTCAATGGTTTGCGGATCGTTGGAATGACATCGTGACAGCATTCAGCGATGTAGCGACATGGTTTTCAACGATGTTTACAAACGCATGGAACAGCATCGTGAATGTGTTCAAGGTTATTGGACAATGGTTCAAGGATAGATGGAACGATGTGGTGAACGCACTATCGAATGTGGCGACATGGTTCGGAACAATGTTCAAGAATGCATGGTCTAATATCGTGAACGTGTTCAGCGTAGCAGGTTCATGGTTTAGCGGCATTTGGGGAGGCATCAAAGCGGTGTTCTCTGGTGTGGTTGAATTCTTCCGAGGCATCTTCCAAGGAGCTTGGAACACAATTACAAGCATCTTCTCAACGATTCCAAATTGGTTCAGCAACATCTTCTCTAAAGCATGGGCAGGCGTTCGAGATGTATTCTCGACTGGTGGACGAATCTTCATGGGAATTACCGAAGGGATTCTTGGAACGTTCAAGACGGTCGTGAATGGAATCATCGGAGGTATTAACCGAGTAATCACCATCCCATTCAATGGAATCAATGGAATCCTTGATGGAATCCGTGGAATCAGCGTAATGGGTGTGAGCCCATTCTCATGGATTGGTAGAATCAGCACTCCTCAAATCCCAATGCTTGCTCAAGGGGGATTCGTTAAGGCGAACACTCCACAACTTGCAATGATTGGGGATAACAAACACTACGGTGAAATTGTGGCACCTGAGAACAAGATGCTCGCAATGGCTCGTGAAGCTGCTCGATTATCGAAAGATTCGAACAGCAGTGCGGAGGTAGTTGCATTACTAAGACAATTAGTCACATTAGTGGCTGGAATGGATTTGAACATCGATGGCGAATCGGTTACAAGAAAAATCTTTGATATCGCAAACGGAATCCAACAAAGAACAAATCAACCATTATTAGACTTTTAGGAGGTGCATAGAGTGAGCGAAATTATAGTGAATGGAGTTGCTCTTGCATCTCCTACATCAATATCACATAGCGATGAAATCATTTGGAGCTCTGGGACTGGTCGAAGTGCGAACGGTCTCATGAGTGGAGATGTAGTCGCAAACAAAACAACAATTCAAATCTCTTGGGGAATCTTAACTCAAGATGAATATAACGCCATTCGTAACATCCCAAGTGGGTTCTTCAATGCGGTCGTGCAAGGTAAATCGATTAGAGCATATCGAAGCACAGTCACGGGAACTTGTATGGGAACGTTTAGTGATGGCATAACGTACTACAACGATGTATCAACATCGTTCATTGAGCAATAGGAGTGATGAAATGCTGGAAACAACACAAGAGTATAGAGATGCGATTGTGTCTGATGTTCGAGTGATTCACGCTTCATTCACGCTCAACAATCAGACTTATGATAAGTCACATCTAAAGAAAATCGAACATGATGCTTCCATCTCTGGAGGCTCATCGTTCGTTCCCGGTGGCACATTCATCAATTCCATATCGGTCGAACTGAATCAGATAGTCGAAGGAATTGAGGAGATGATGCCATCAACAGCGAGCCTCGGAGTTCAAACAATTGACGGTCAAGCGGCAATGTTGCCCCTTGGTCGTTTTTTTGTGACCGAAATCAAGCTCGACCGTAATTCAAAAATTACAAAATTAAAACTTCAAGATGAATTCGTGAGATTGCTTGGAACGTATGAAAGCAAACTCTCGTATCCAACAGGGTCCCGAGAAGTCTTCCAAGAAATCGTGACGATGACTGGAATCCCTGTGAGTGATGCAATCAGTCTCCCAGATGTGTCCATCAAGACCAAATTGGAGAAAGCAACATTCAGAGATGCAATCATGTATCTTGCTCAATTAGATGGCACGTTCGCACGATTCAATCGTGATGGCAAGCTCGACTTCATCGATTTGAAGGCTACAACGAAACAAATCACGAGAAGTCAATATGGAGCTACTGGATTGGTACGAGACGAAATCAAGTACAAACTCGGATCCATTGAATGCACTGTCGATAAGACCAAGATTGTGGCGGGTAATCGTTCGGGGAACAAAATGGTTCTCAAGAATCCATGGATGACTCAACAATTGCTCGATAGATTGTACAACAAGTATCGAGATTTGAGCTTCTATCCATACGAACTATCATGGCGAGGCGACATCGACACCGAACCCGGTGATTGGGTCTCAGTCTTTTGGGGTTCAGAGAATACACGATTCGACATTCCTGTGTTCTCGCATCACATCACATTTGATGGTGGATTGACCTCGAAGACCAATGCGAAGGAATCGGGGCAATCTCAATCACAATACAAGTATCGTGGACCCGTCCAAGAAAAGCTTGATTATATTGAGAGCCTTACGACCAAGATTGGTCGCTTGTATTTGGACGAGGCTGAGCCTATCAATCCTAAAGAGGGCGACAAGTGGATGAAGCCTAGTGGTGGTTATGCCATCATGTATGAACGTGTGGACGGTCAATGGGTTCGTAAGGTGGACACCGCTGACCTGAACAAGATTATCGAGACGATAACGACTGATGAAGTGATTGCGAAAAAGATTAGTGCTGGCTTGATTCAATCATTAGAAATCAACGCACGACAAATCACAGCAGGCTCACTCGATTTGAATCGAATCTCCATCACGAATGGCAGCAAGCCAATCATGGAAGTTCGAGATGGCAAAATCTACTTCGATGTATCAAGTGTCGAGGACTTCAAGAAGCCAATCAAGGAAGTCGAAGCAAAGCTCGAGATGAAGGCTGACAAGCTCATCACAGAAGACCAACTCAAGCACTTACAAGACCAACAATTGGTGATGATGCAAGAGATGAAGGCGAAAGCGACTCTTGAGACGGTCTTGGAGTGGAAGGCTAAGTATGAAGCGTTCGTAAAATCGAACGAATCAGATAGAAAGCAAGCGCAAGATGACCTTGTGTTGCTCTCGCAACGCATGATTGGGATTCAAAACGACTTAGGCTCTATGACAGCTATTTGGAACGCAATCGACCGCAACATGAAATTCGGGAATGAAGGGCTCTCGATTGGGAATCCTCAAGGAGATAGCTCGATTCTTGTGTCTGACAATCGAATCTCGATGATGTCTGGTGGTCGAGAAGTCATGAGCATCTCTCAAGGGGTTATCCACATTGACAATGGGGTGTTCACGAAATCGATTCAAATTGGTTACTATGTGGAATCTCAATACAATGTGAACCCAAAATACAACGTAATTCGTTACGTAGGACCGTAGGAAGGAGGTAAAAGATGGGAATTCAATACTTCGATGGGAACTGGCACACTTATATTCGATATGAAGTGAGCACACTCTCCCAAGACCGTGTGGCGAATACTACGACCGCACGAGTAAGTCTATACATCGGGAATGACCCCGGTGGATATGAAATCCAATTTGACCCAACCTACGGGGCATACATGGGAGTGCAACTAGCAGGGCAAAACAAGTACTTAAAAATTGAGCACCTCTTCATCAAAGGCTCAGAGCGTTCTCTTGGAAGTGTGGACTTCACATTCACACACGATGAAGACGGACAAGCGACACGCAAGATTCTCTTGTGGTCGGGCTCTACGAGTGGCATCAATTATGGTGGATGGTATTTGGGCTCAATCGATACGAGCTTCACACAAACGTTCGCTAAGATTCCAAGGATGTCGAAGGTCGCATCCGTATCTGGAACGAGAGAGCTCGGACAAGAGCTCACAGTCACTCTCGACAGAAAGGTCGAATCGTTTACTCACCAAGTATGGTATAAGGTGTGGGGCTCTGATTGGTACGATTTAGGAACAGGACTTGGAACGACAGTCAAATTCACTCCTTCTACCGAAAATGCACGAAAGAATGTGAACGTGGCATCGAGCACGTTTGACATTTGTGTTCGAACGTTTGATGGCGATAAACAAATCGGTATTGATGAATATAGCATTGGATGGTATATCGGACTCCCTAGTGGCACACAACCAAGACTCGAGAACATTGAGCTTGTTGATAAAGCCAAAGCAACCAAAGACATCGTGGGCAAGAATACATTCGTCCAAACGTTCTCCGAGATGGTAGGAACGTTCAAAGGGATGGGGGGCACTTACGGATCCACAATCAAGACATTCCATGCTGAGGTCGTGGGTCAGAAGATGGCAATCACATCAAATGGTGGCACATTCCAATTCTTCAAGAACTATGGCGATTACAATGTCGAAGCGTATATCATCGATAGTCGTGGGCTCAAGTCCAATGTGGTGACCGTACCAATCAAGGTGCTTCAATACTTCGCTCCAATGCTTTCGTTCGAAGCGGTTCGAGGTGGTGGAGACCAACAAACAATTGTCGTCCGAAGAACAGCTAAAATCGCACCGCTCATGGTCGATGGGGTTCAGAAGAATCCAATGCGATTGAAATTCAAAGTCAAACCAGCTTATGACGGATTCTTCACGGATAACGCAGGTGGAGGAGTTGATTCGAAAGTCATTAGCTCGCTCACGAATTCGAATTCGGACTTGTTTGGGACATTCGCTGCTGATAAGGCTTGGATTGTAGAAGGAACAATCTCAGATGCTTATGCAAGCTTCACATTCACCGCTCCAATCGTGGGTCCCGAAGAGGTAGTTCAATGTAGGACTCCAAAGGGGACAGGTTTTGGAAAAGTATGGGAACGAGGCTCAATCGATGCGAAGGGTGACATCTACTCACACAATGAGCTCGTGCAAGTCGGGAGATTGACTCAAATCGATGGTAAATCGATAAAGATGACAGGATCCGCAAATGACTTGATGAAGACTGGGATGTTCTACTCTCACGGGATGAGCGACCTTCCTTCGAATTTGACGGGCTCTCAATTATATGGATATATCCAAGTGAATACTCATCCAAGTGATGAGAATTATGTGATGCAAACTTATACACCATACGATGGCAATGTCATTTATATGAGACGAAAAACGCCCATCACAGGATGGCATCCTTGGGTACAATTTACACCTAGCAACATTCCTCTGTTTGGTGAATGGCATGATGCTCCTCTTACAAATGGATGGAGGCACTATGGCGGTAACGAAACGAATGTTCAATATCGTAGAGATTCAGAGGGTAGAATCTATTTGAGGGGTAGTTGCCAAGGTGGAACATATATCAATCGTGGTGGAACGATTTTCACGCTTCCTAAAGAATATAACCCGAAAAAGAAATTCTATATTCGAGCAATTACGGGAGATTATCAAGATTGTTATTTGATTCTATCTACTGAAGGGGAGCTATACTGTGCTAAAGATAACCAAGTACAAAGAGATTGGTTATGTTTAGACGGAATTATAATCTAAGGGGGCAAATTTATGAATTTAGAACAAGCAAAAGCACGAAAGACTCAACTTGAGAGAGAGGTTGAAGTCGCAAAAGAAGAAATCTATACATTCTCAATCGACAAGTCGAAGCTTGAGCAGCAAGCTCAAAACCTTCAAGACAAAATCGAATTTAAGAGTCGAGACCTCAACACCAAACAACAAGAAATCAACACTCTGGCAACAGCAATTGAGGTCATGGAACGATGAATCCATTCTTCTCCGATGCGGTCGTAATCGCTGCGATAGGCGGTGTTGTGAGCTTGATTACGACTAGAATATCAACCCAATCCAAGAAACATACAAATGAAATTTTGAATCGATTGGATGGGATGGCGGAACAAATCCAAGATGTGAGAATGGATGTTCAAAAAGTCGAGAGTATTGGAAACGATAACCGAGAAGGTATTCGAACCACAGCGAGATTCAGACTATACGACACAATGTCGAGAGCCATCGAACGTGGATGGACAACAGTCGATGAAGCTCGAGAGATTGGAAAACTTTACAAAGCATACGTGAATCTTGGGGGGAATGGAGAAATCCATGACTTACATGAAATCTTCTTGAGATTGCCAATCAAATCAAAAACAGAAATCAATATACAAATAAGAGAGGATGTTTAATATGGAACAATTACAAGCAACAATCATCAATGGAATCGTGAGCGTATTAGTAGTCTTAGTAGGACTAGCATTCACAGGATTGAAAGGATTCATCCAAACTAAAGCGGCAGAATTGAAAGCCAAAACAGATGCTAAGAACTACGAGCTTGCGAAGTCAATCACTCACACGGTCGTGAACGCTGTGGAACAAATCTTCAGAGATGTCCAAGGTGCGAGCGGAGACAAATTCCAAGCAGCATTCGACAATGTAACGAAAGAGCTTGAGAAAGCTGGAATCAATTTGGATGATGAATCCAAGAGAGTATTGATTGAATCTGTTGTGAATGGATTCAATGAGTTGAAAAAAATTGAAGTTGAAGGATAAGAGTACGGATCCACAGAGGGCTCATTGCGAGTCCTCTTTTTATTTATGGGAAGGAGGAACGTATGGAAAAAGTAATAGAGAAATATTTGAGTATTACATCAGCCAATCGAGTCGTTGAGAATTTATATCATGAAATTTATAGCAAAGACAAAGGAACAGCAACATTCAAGTTCACTATTGATGAATTGACAGCTTCAAAGGTTCTTTGTCTCTTTTATTTCAAGTACACAAAACGTTATAAGACGGTAGAAGCTACAATCGAGGGCAACAACATTACAATCCCATTCGATAGCTCACTAATCACTACCGATGAACCTGTTGTGGGCTATATCTATTTTGAAAAAGTAGAGAAATCAACGGATGTTTACTCATTCTTATTCAATGTACGTGTTAGTGAAATTGATAAGGCTCAAGAAACACCACTAATCGAACGAACAACAGGGCGAATTGTTGATGTTGAGAACATCGTCACCAAACAAGAGTTGGATGAGCTTTTCAACAAAATCAAAGAGCAAGGTGGAACGTATGACGACAGTTCATTGCGTGGCGAGATTTCGCAAATTACTGGCAAAATTGCGACTTTAGAGCAAAAGACGGACAAAGACACCATCTATGACGATGAGCCCTTAAAACGCCGAATATCGGCTTTAGAGAGCAAGCCCGAAATCGACACGAGCAACTTCGCAACCAAACAAGAGCTACAAAATATTGCCTTAACACCCGGACCGAAAGGCGACAAGGGTGAAGCTGGAGAGCGTGGGCCGATAGGACCGATAGGACCGCAAGGATTGACGGGACCAAGAGGGGCAGACGGTCAGCAAGGTTTACAAGGTATCCAAGGAGAGCGAGGTCAAGACGGGCAACCCGGTCCAAAAGGAGAACGAGGCGAACCGGGTCCACAAGGTTTACAAGGCATTCAAGGGGCAACGGGTCCTAAAGGCGAAAACGGTCGAGATGGGCGAGATGGCGTTGGGATTCCACAGAAATTAAGCATCGCTGGAAACGTTGTGACTCTGTCTGATGGTGGTGGAAGCATCACACTCCCAACTACCGCAGCAACACAACCAAGTGGCACTCCCGGTCAAGTTCATGAATACGAAATCCATGGGACAGGAATGCCAAATGGAAAGGTAACCGCTCCTGTTGGAACAACGTATGTCGATACAGCTGTAACAAGTGGAGCTCTCAAGTGGATAAAGAGACAAGGAAACGGGAATCAAGGATGGGAGGTTCTCACAGGTGACACAGGCTGGAGAACGTTGAATATTAAGTCTAAACTTGGAAACTCATATCTAAAAATTAGACGAAAAAACGATGTAGTTACTTACCAATTTGGTGGGCTTTCTTGGGGATGGTTCGGCGTTATTCGTAGAGGTGGCGTGGGATACGAGGCACAAGGTAGCGACAAAGAACGAAATTGCTACATTCTAGGACTAGGTGGTGTCCCTGTCGGATTTCGTTCAGAATCTAGCCTTATTGGTGGGATTTATAACGACAAGGGAACACCCTATGGAACATGGTATTTGGGAGGATATGGCGACAGTAATATGTTACGTTTCCAATTTACTGACCCCGTACCAACCGACAAAGACATTGGCGACATCCGAGTGAGTTCGATTTCGTATCTTACGAGCGAAGCATGGCCGGCAGTATTACCATAATTTTTTAATTTTAAGGAGGAATATATAAATGGCAACAGCAAGAGAAGTACTTGATTTTATTGTTTCATTGGCTAAGATGGGACAAGGTGTGGATGCTGATGGCGTATACGGGACTCAATGTGCCGATTTACCAAATTACATCTCATACCACTATTTCGGAAAATGGCTTTGGGGCAACGCTATTGACCTGTTAAATTCAGCAAAAGCACAAGGCTTTGATGTTATTTATGAAGGGCCCGGCGTAGTTGCAAAAGCTGGAGACATCTTTGTGAAGCATTTCGTGGCAGGAGATGGCATCGATTACGGTCATACAGGTTTAGTCATTGAAGATTCAGATGGCTATACTCTAAAGACCATCGAGCAAAACGTGGATGGTAACTGGAACTATTTAGAGGTAGGTGGACCCGCTCGATTTAGTTCACGAACTTATGATGGCATCGTTGGATATATTCGATTCCCTTATGGATCCGATTCGAGTGCACCTGTCCAACGAGAAGGATGGATTCAAGATTCTGTTGGATGGTATTTCAAGAACCAAGATGGTACATATCCAATGAACGCATGGAAGAAGATTGATGGGAACTGGTTCAGATTCAACAAAGACGGTTATGCACTTGACAATCAATGGTATCAAGACGAGCAAGGTCTTTGGTATTGGTTGAAATCTGGAGGCTATATGGCTATCGGATGGCAAAACATCGGTGGCAAGTGGTACTTCTTCAATGATGTCGGAGAAATGAAAACAGGTTGGATTCAATATTTCGACAAATGGTACTATTGCAATGAATCAAATGGGGACATGATATCCAAAGAAGTTCGCAAGATTGGTGACAAGTTCTACTATTTCAACGGTAACGGTGAGATGTTAGACCGTGCTGCGATTTACGTAGACGAAAGTGGAGCAATTCACTTCGAAGAATAAACAATGAGCCTACCTCGAAAGGTAGGCTTTTTTTATTTTGGGGGCAAAATGGGGGCAAAAAAATCGCTTGGGTCATCATTAGTTGTTCTTTATTCGACTTGTGAAGCCTTAGAAAGTACTATAATATCAACAAAAACACACTTCTTGGATTTTCTTGAATATCCTATACACCATCCGTAACTTACGTGGTAAAGCAGCACGTATCCAAGAACGTCGTCGTTAATAGAAACACCAAAAGAGATTGGCTTCGGCCAGTCTCTTTTTTTATCTAAAAATAATTTAGAATAATTTCAAGATATCTCTTGACACATGAATGTTCATTCATGTATTATGTGATTAACAAGAAATAGTAAGGAGAGATATCATGGATTTCAAAGAGCTAACACATAACCTAAAACATAAATTTGAACACCTTTTGAATAAAGAAGAAACTCATGAAGGAGAAACATGCCAAGATCATTACTTGCATCATGAAGATCACGACCACGATCACGAGCATGAGCACCATCATGAACATGGACATCGTCAAGGTCACAACCACGATGATAGTAAAGCAGTTATCTTTTATATTGCAGGACTAGTCCTTTACATTATCGGGATGGTTCTTCAATATATGGGGAACGGGATTGCGAATATTCTATTCATTCTAACTGTCATCCTTTCAGGTTACCATGTAACGATGGAAGGTGTTGAAGATACTATTGAAAAAACCAAAAAGAAAGGAAAATTCCAACCGAATGTGCATATTTTAATGACACTTGCGGCAGTTGGCGCAGTGTTAATTGGAAATGCGGAAGAAGGAGCTCTACTGATTTTAATTTTTGCGGGAGCACACTTCCTTGAAGAATATGTTGAAGAGAAAAGCCGTAAGTCGCTAACAGCGTTATTACAAATGAATCCAACGCAAGCACGTCTCATCCAAGAAAATGGAGAAGTGGTTGTCGTTGACGTGGCTAGCTTAAAAGTTGGGGATACATTAGAAGTATTGCATGGCGATCAAGTGCCAATCGATGGAGTCATCACAAAAGGATTAACATCGATTGACGAAGCGACCATTACAGGTGAAAGCATGCCTCGTTCAAAAGGCGAGGGAGATGAAGTGTTCGCGAGTACAGTGAACTTATCAAGCCGTATCGAAATGCGAGTAACTGCAGAAAGTACGGATACGGTCTTTGCGAAAATTATGAAGGTTGTGGAAAATGCTCAAGGTTCAATGAACAAGCAAGCGACCTTTATTCAAAAAATCGAACCAATTTATGTAAATGCCGTTTTAATCCTTTGGCCAATCTTCCTATTATTTGGATATTTCTTAATGGGATGGGATTTAAATACAACACTTTACCGTGGAATGGTTTACCTTATCGGGGTATCTCCATGTGCCTTAGCAGCAAGTGCCGTTCCAGCAACTTTAGCAGCGATGTCTCGTTTATCTAAAATGGGAATTTTAGCAAAAGGTGGAGCAGCCATCTCTCAATTGCAAGACTTACGCGTGATTTCATTTGATAAAACAGGTACTTTAACGAAAGGAACTCCAGAGTTAACAGATTACTGGTTTGAAGATGAAGCGATTATTCCTGCTGTTGTAGCAATGGAAAAACAATCGACACATCCACTGGCCCAAGCGGTTGTTCAAAGATTTAGCGACTGGACAGTGCTTGAAGAAGAAATTGAAGTGGAAGTGCTTGTCGGACAAGGTGTTCGAAGTGTCGTTCGAGGCGAAGAAATTCATATTATTAAACCGATGGATACAGTTGGCCGTTCTACGGAAGTCGATACTCGCATGCAAGAATGGGCCAGCGAAGGAAAGACAGTTGTAACGGTTGTGAAAGACAATAGAATTGTTGGTTTGATGGCCTTTATGGACCTTCCAAATGAAGCTTCAAAAGCGGTGCTCGATTACTTCAAGAGCGAACTCGTGCATACAACAATGATTACAGGGGATTCAAGAGAAACTGCTGAAATGATTGGAATGAAGCTTGGAGTACAAGAAGTTGTCGCGAATGTATTGCCAGAAGAAAAATTAGAAAAGATTCAGTCTCAAAAAGAACGCTATGGCTTAACTGCGATGGTAGGGGACGGCGTGAATGATGCACCAGCTCTTGCGACAGCAGACATCGGTATTGCGATGGGAAATGGTACTGATATTGCGATTGAAACAAGTGATATCGTCATTATGAAAAACGACTTACAAAAACTTGTTTCTGCTCATAAGATTAGTAAGAAATTACACCGCGTTATTTTAGAAAATATGATTTTTGCGATGTCAGTCGTTGTGATGCTCTTAATCCTTAACTTCTTTGGATTAACAAATATCGGCTGGGGAGTTGTATTACATGAAGGAAGTACGATTTTAGTACTCTTAAACGGACTACGCTTACTCGCACCAATAGAAGAATAAATGAAAAAGCAGAACTCGGACGCAGAGAAATAAGATTGTCCAAGTTCTGCTTTTTTGCAGTTGTAATCACGCTTGATCAAAACAAACGCGGTATGAATCGCCGGTTGGAATAAGTTCTAGCGGAACATTTGTCCGATAAATACTATATTCAGGGAATTGCTCTAAAAACATTACGAAGTTATTAGGGTAAACACTCAACATCTTCGTAAAAACATTATCTTGATCAATGATGACCGTTTTAATCTCACTGACATCTTTTACCCAAGGTGTCTCCACGTGGAAATAACTTCCCGGTGCAATATGGTACTCATATTTTAAAATTGTGATTGATTGGTCTAGCATCAAAATCCCTCCATTCAT